GCTATTCGGTAACGGAAGCCGAGGACATGCCGGATATCGGCTCGGATGCCTTCGCGATTGCCTTTGGCGATTTCCGCCGGGGCTATCTGGTGGTGGATCGTCAGGGCGTGCAGGTTTTGCGCGACCCTTATTCTGCCAAGCCTTATGTCCTGTTCTACACGACCAAGCGTGTGGGCGGCGGCGTGCAGGATTTCAACGCCATCAAACTGTTGAAGTTCGGTACGTCCTAGGGCGTCACACCCGGATCCCGGGACGGGGCAGAGGCCTCGTCTCGGGATTTGGTGGCTGCCGGATCATCTTTCGAACGAATGCCCATTTCGATGAGACGCTTGCGAAGGCCGAATTCAGCGCGATCGGATGTTTTCATCGATTCCTGCCACTGGCCACGCCGCCGCTTGGTTGCTTCGATTGTGGCGATTTTAAAAAAGCCGGTTCGGATTTGATCTTCTGAGATGGGCAAAACTTTATTCAAGACCCAACCTAATGAGATCGAGATGGCAATACCCAATACCCAGGAATTGAAAAAGCCAAAATTCAAGACCCGTATGCCAACGACGAAGCCCGCAATCAGTGCCGGAATGGCGATCAGATATCCAAGTATTTCGCTGAGCAAGGCAGCGAAAAAAGTCTTGATCGCGTGAAGCGGGCCATCGTCAAAATGCTCTGAAACGGTTGGGTTGGGTTTTTGATCAGTCACGTAATCGCTCCCGCTCAGCTTTCGCTACAGTCCATCGCCGCTTCCATTCTATGAGGAAGGCGTCTCGGTCTTTACGGATGCGTTTTGGAATCAGGGTCAAAATGGCGTTTTCGGTGAGTGGGTGATCATTGATGCCGACGCGAGAATATGTCTGAGCCCAATACAATGTCACGTATGTAAAAAACGGACCGACCACTAATGGAGCCAATCCCGGCAATAAGAACAGCATACCTAGGTTAAAAATCTCGAGACCGCTAACCCTAGCGAGAGCCCACGAGATCAAACCAAGGCAGATGAGCAAAGCGTGCCCCATCAAAAACCGCCGAATGGTTAGCCAGAAGTGAGGCATGAAATAGATGTGTGGCCGCCGGTCGGCAGGATCCGGCCAGGGGCCGCGTCCTGTCCAGCGGTACGCTCCGAGCAGGGTGAAGGCAAAATGCGATACTGAGAAACACACCCATAATCCCAAAGCGACCCACCCATTGAGAAACAGGCTGGTGAGAAACCCCGTCAGACTGGTCAGCATGATGATGGTGGCAGCGCGGTTCCATAATCGCCGACCCTTCGCCGGCTGTTCCGGCGCAAGGGGATAGGCACCGATATTCTCAGTGTCGTAATTGTCGCCAAAAATGGCAGGAATGACACCGTTGAACGTCACGGCATCGGTCCATCGTCGGAATGTTCGGAAGAAGCTGGGTTGGGATTGCGGTCAGTCATGAAGTTTGTTTGGCCGCTTGTTTATCTCGCCACTTTCGGAGGTGCTCGATACGTTCATCGACTAAACGCTGGGGAATGAACATTCGATACTTATAACCCAAAATCACGCCTTTGAGGGCCAAGTGCGCCCGCCATAACGCGTTAAGAACAACGATTGGGATTCCGAAATATAACCAGATCGCCAAAGCGAAACGAGCGGCAGTCAGAGTTTCGAAGAGGCTAAAACCATCCGATCTATACATGAGGGCAAACACAACACCCATCAGCAAAAGGCTGGCTAACAACCCAAATTTTATGCGCAAGAAAACTTCAGGTGGATAGATTTTGGGCTCGTTGGGCTGTTCTTCAACTGGAGTCATCCAGGTAAGATCGCGGCTTCCGGCGAACACCACATAGATGAGGGCGATCATGCCAAGACTGACCAAAGCATTCGACACCAACCCTATCCAGCCAAACCCCTCGGCCATTCCTACAATTCCGGTCGGTATTCCCGCCCCATAACATAGCATGATGATTTTGATCGCGATGCGAACGGGATGCCTAGCCCGCGGATCCGTCGTTTGACCTATAGTCTCTGAAAGAAACAAAAAATGACACTCCAACTCGTCACGCCGCCGGCGGTCGAGCCCGTAACGCTGTCTGATGCGAAAGCATTTCTGCGTGTCGGGACCGACCATGAAGACGACCTTATATCGCAACTTATCGCGTCTGCACGTATGCGTGTCGAGGCCGAAACAGGCCGGGCGTTGATTTCTCGGACCTATCGCGAGAGCCTGGATTCCTGGGAGATGCCGGGGCGAACCGCCGATAATGGCCGTCAGTTTCGATTGTCGATGCCTCCGCTAATCTCGATCTCATCGATCACGATCTTTGATGCGGATGATGTCGGCACGGTCTGGAATGCGACCCATTATTACGTCGATGCTGCGTCGGACCCCGGACGGATTGCCGTCCGGTCCGGTGGTTTTCTCAGGCCAGGGCGCGCGGTGGCCGGTATCGAAATTCTGTTCGATGCGGGCTATGGCGCAAGCGCCAGTGATGTGCCGGAGGCGCTGCGCGAAGGCGTGCTGCGCCTCACAGCGGATGCCTATCTCAACCGGGATGGCAATAGTGATCGGCCCTTGCCTATGGCCGTGCAGAGCCTGCTCGCCCCGTTTAGGCGGGTGCGGTTATGAGCGCCGAAGCGGCGTTTCAGGACGCTTTGCTCGCCCGCCTTGCCGTTGATGCCGGTGTGCAGGCGGCGCTGGGCGATCCGGCGCGGATATTTGATGGCGCACCGGAGGGCGCGGCCTATCCGTATTTGACTGTGGGACGCGGCGTCAGCGAGCCGCGTGATGCTAGCGATGCAGACCTGATTGAGCACCGCCTGACCTTGCACCTCTGGACGCGGGAGATCGGACGGCGGGAGACGAAAGACATGCTCGGCGTCATCCGCGCCGCGACGCATGAGGCCTCATTTGCTCTCAATGGTGGGTTTGCGCTCATCTCCTGCCGGGTGGTCTATTCGGATGTCTTCCGCACGTCCGACAGCCGCCTCGCCCATGGCATTCTGCGGCTTCAGGCCCTCATTCAATTAAACTGAAGGAGTTTCATATGACCGCTCAACGCGGAAAAGACCTGCTGCTCAAAATCGGCGATGGGGGATCGCCGGAAGGCTTCACCAGCGTTGCCGGATTGCGCGCCCGCACCATCACGCTGAATGCGCGCACCGTGGATGCCACCACGTCCGAGAGTCCGGACGGTTGGCGCGAGCTGATCGCCGGTGCCGGGGTGAAGTCCTGTGCCGTGACCGGGGCTGGCATTTTCGTCGATGCCGCCGCCGACGAGACCGTGCGCCTGGCCTTCTTCAGCCAGACGACGCCGAACTGGCAATTGGTGATCCCGGATTTCGGCATCATCGAAGGTGCCTTCCAGATTGCGGCGTTGGAATATGCCGGTCGCCATGACGGCGAGGCGAGCTATTCCCTGTCGCTGGCGTCTGCTGGCGCATTGACCTTCACGGCGGTCTAGATGAACCCGGCACGCGGCGAGGTCTCGCTGATGATTGACGGGCAGGCGCGGACGCTCTGCCTGACGCTGGGTGCACTCGCCGAGATCGAGACCGGTTTGCGCTGTTCGGGTTTTACTGAGCTTGCCGCCCGGATGAAGGCGTTGACCGCCAGTGATTTGATCCAGGTTGTCCAGGCCTTGCTGAAAGGCGGGGAGGGCGTGGCGCTGGATTTGTCGACCGCACGGATAGATCCCGGCGAGGCGGCCCGGTCTGTTGCCGATTGTTTTGAACGCGCGCTGTGACCGGCATTCCATTTGATGACTGGCTGCGTTTCGGGACATTGCGATTGGCGCTGCCACCGTCTGAATTCTGGCGACTATCCCTTCGCGAGTGGCTGGTTCTCACGCGGCCAGTGCATGCACCGCTGAGCCGCAGCAATCTTGAAAAACTTCTGACCGAATGGCCGGACAATAAATCATGAAATATGACAAAAATGACGCCGAGCATGTTGCAGAAAATGCTGCACGCGCGGGTGCAGCATTAGAGGCTCTGGCGAATGGTCCCGCGCAGCAAGCTGCCGACACTATGAGCGAGGCGTTTGACCGTGCGGGGCGGAGCATTGAATCCGCATTGACCCGCGCGGCCCGAACCGGAGAGTTGAGTTTTTCCTCAATGGCGGATGCGATTTTGCGGGACCTTTCGCGCATAGCAACGGAGCGCTTTATTACCGGGCCGATTGAGAATTTTGTCGATCAAATCGCCAGCAATTTACCCTTCTTCGGTGCGCGCGCAGAGGGTGGCCCGGTTCAGCCGGGGGGCGCCTATCTGGTCGGTGAACGCGGGCCAGAGCTCTTCACCCCTGCGAGTGCCGGGCAGGTGGGCGGCGCGGCACCGATCAACGTCACCATCAATTTGCGGGGGAGTGCATCGCCGGAATCCATCCGGCGGTCTGACACCCAGATCGCAACGGCTCTGGCCCGTGCGGTTCGTAAGGGAGCGGCAAGACTATGACGTCTCAGTTTCATGATGTGGCATTCCCGTTTTCCGTGGCGCTGGGCGCACGCGGCGGGCCGGTTCGTCGCACCGAAATCGTCGCGCTGGCTTCTGGCCGCGAAGAGCGCAATTCGCCCTGGGCGCATTCGCGTCGACGCTGGAATGCTGCTCCCGGCATCAAGACGCTGGATGACATCGCAACCCTGACCGCCTTCTTCGAAGCACGGCGCGGACAGCTTTATGGCTTCCGGTTTCGCGACCCCGTGGATCATGCCAGCGCGCGGGACGTGACGCCGACGGACCAACCACTCGGTATGGGTGATGGCACGACCACGATTTTCCAGTTGATCAAGCGCTATGACGATTCCGGATCGCTATATGACCGTGTGATCACCAAACCCGTTGCGGGCAGTGTCCGCATTGCGGTTGAAGGATTGGAAATGGTCGCGGGTAGCGAATTTTCGGTTGATACTGATACCGGCGAAATCACCTTCACAACGGCGCCAGATGGTGGCGCGGTTTTGACTGCTGGATACGAATTTGATGTGCCAGTTCGATTTGATACCGACTGGCTGGATGTTTCTCTGGAAGGCTTCGATGCCGGTGAGATTTCCGATCTTCCTCTCCTCGAAATTTTCGTCTGAACCATGCTGACAATTCCTTCGGAAATGCAGGCCCGGCTCGATGCCGGGGCAACGACGCTCGCCTGGTGCTGGCGCGTGGAACGTCGCGACGGTCAGATGTTCGGCTTCACCGATCATGATCGCGATCTGGTCTTTGATGGTGTGACTTTCAGCGCGGCAACAGGGCTCACCGGATCGGATATCGATGCGCGCCTGGGACGCGAAAGCGCTTCGAGCGAATTGGCGGGCGTGTTCGATGCCTCGGTTATCGCAGAAGCTGACCTCACCAACGGTGTGTGGAATCGGGCGGAGGTGAAGATCTACCGCGTCGATTGGTCAGATGTGTCGCTGCGCGTCAAGGTTTGGACTGGAGAGCTCGGCGATGTTCAGCATGACGGTGTGTCCTTTCGCGCGGATTTGAATGGATTATCGCGCCGTCTGGAGCGCTCCATCGGGCGGATATATTCGCGCCATTGCGATGCCAGCTTTGGCGATGCGCGCTGCGGTCTGGATGGCAGTCTGCCTCTTTATCGCGGCACAGGTGCGGTTGTCTCTATCACGCCGGTTGGCATCGTTGTGTCCGGATTGGCTGCTTTTAGCGATGGCTGGTTTGCGTCTGGCTGGCTGGACTGGACGAGCGGTACGCAAAGCGGAAAACGACAACGGGTACTCTCGCATCACGTATCCGGCGAACAGGTGCTCGTCCAGCTCGAGTCGGGCGCTTTGCCGTCAGCGATTGGCGATACTTTCGTCATTACAGCAGGATGCGATAAGCGCCACAAAACCTGCCGCGACAAGTTCGCAAACATCCTCAATTTTCGAGGCTTTGCCTTTTTGCCGGGTAATGATGGGCTGATGGCATCCCCCGCGGCTGATAAACGCCGCGATGGCGGATCACGCGGGCTTTCTTGATGAAGGACCGAGTACTGGCCGAAGCGAAAATATGGCTCGGCACCCCCTATCATCATCAGGCTAGCGTTGTCGGTGTCGGGTGTGATTGTCTTGGCTTGGTGCGCGGTATTTGGCGCGCTCTTTATGACGCAGAGCCGCAAGCGCTTCCGCCTTACTCGGCGGACGTTTCGTTGCGCCATGATCAACTGACTCCAGCGTTTCGACGTTGGCTGATCGAGATCCCGCCGGAGCAGGGATTGGCCGGTGATGTCTTGATTTTTGCCTGGCGAAGCGGTGAAGCTGCGGGTCACTGCGGCATCCTCTCCGATGAGGATCGCTTCATTCATGCCTATTGGCGGCGCGAGGTTTCAGAGTGCGCGCTGACGCCGTGGTGGAAACGCCGCCGCGTGGCCGCCTTCTCATTTCCAGAAAGAGAGATCTAATGGGCCAGCTAGTTTTGGGTTCGATCGGTTCGGCTGTTGGGCAAGGCCTATTGCCGAGCGGGTTATCCGCTTTCGGACTTCATCTGTCCGGGCAGGCTATTGGCGGCTTCATCGGCGCTCAACTCGGCGGATATATCGATCGTGCTTTGTTCGGGAATGACCAAATTTCCGGACCGCAACTGGACGCATTACCGGTCCAGTCTTCAACCGAAGGCGCTCCCATTCCGCTGGTCTTCGGACGCAGCCGGATTGCCGGGCAAATCATTTGGGCGTCGCGCTATTCCGAGCATCGTAACTCGGAAGGGGGTGGAAAGGGCGGTCCTCGCGTGACCCGGTTCAGTTATTCGGTGAGTTTCGCCGTTGGCCTGTGCGAAGGCGAGATTGCTGGAATTGGCAATATCTGGGCGAATGGTGAACTTCTGAACCAGAATGACATTGCCTTTCGCGTCTATAAGGGCAGTGAAGATCAACGCCCCGACCCCCTGATCCAGACGATTGAGGAGACCGCCAATGCGCCGGGATGGCGCGGGCTTGCCTATGTTGTCTTCGAGGACTTGCCACTTGAGAATTTTGGCAACCGCATTCCCAATTTGTCATTCGAAGTTTTTAGAGCGCCGCAAAGTGGAGGTGCCAAAGTACCGCTTGAAAACAAAATCAAGGGTGTCGATCTCATCCCGGCATCTGGTGAGTTCGCTTATTCGACATCTGCCATATTACGCGATGACGGGCCGGGCCGGCAAAGCTGGCTGAACATCAACAATTCTCGCGGCAAGCCGGACTTTCTGGCAGCTATTGATGATCTCGAAGCCCAGCTGCCTAACTGCAAGTCGGTCCTAATTGTCTCTGCCTGGTTTGGCTCTGATCTTCGCTGCGGTGTGTGCGAGGTAAGGCCCGGCGTTGAAACTCGCGAGAAAATTACGCGGCCCTACAGTTGGCAAGTCGCGGGCGAAGACCGTTCCACTGCTTATCTTATTACCCAGGCTGATAGCAGCCCCGTCTATGGTGGAACGCCTGCGGATCCTTCGCTGATAGAAGCCATCTCTGAGCTGAAATCTCGCGGGTTTTCGGTGTCGCTCTATCCATTTATTCTGATGGATATCCCATCGGGAAATGGTCTTGCGGACCCCTATGGCGGGGCTGAGCAGGCCGCTTTTCCGTGGCGCGGACGTATCACGTGTCATCCGGCGTCGGGCGTAGTGGGCAGCGTGGATGGCTCCGCCACCGCCACCGGTCAGGTCGATGCATTTTTCGGTACAGCCGATGCGAATGACTTCAGCATCAACAATCAAACCATCACATATTCCGGTGCGGATGAATGGGGTTTTCGTCGCTTCATTCTGCACCATGCGGCGCTAGCGGTGGCGGCTGGCGGCGTGGATGGCTTTCTGATTGGCTCGGAGATGCGAGGCCTCACCACTATTCGCGGAGAGGCGGACAGTTTTCCCGCCGTTGCGCAATTGGCAATGCTCGCGAGTGAAGCGCGGGCGCTGCTTGGTGCTGGTTCGCGTCTGTCCTATGCGGCGGACTGGACGGAATATTTCGGATTTCATCCGCAGGACGGCTCGGACGATGTCTTCTTTCATCTCGACTCGTTGTGGAGTCAC